ATGGGTATAAGAGGCAGGACGTACTCCCGGCGGGAGGCAGCGAGCCGGTACGCCCGCCCGCCCCTGATTGCCCAGCGGAAGGTGATAACCGGGGTAGTAGACCTACAGCCGGATGGTATTACTTACGTGGACCACGACTACGATGAGCGCAAGGGCGATGCTCTCAAGCCCTTGGGTCAAGACAAGGGCGGGTTCCCCATCGGGGCCGCGGAGCGCGAGCGGGTCTACCAAGCCTTGGAGCGCGACTTCTACTTGGCCAACCTGAACCTGCCCCTTGGCGACAGGGAGATGACGGCTTACGAGGTGTCGGAGCGGGTCAAGCAGTACCGGCGAGCCAACTTGCCGCTCTTCGCCCCGATAGAGAAGGAGTACAACGGGCGGCTGTGCGAAGCAACGTTTGAGTTGGCTATGTCCATGGGTCAGTTGGGGAGCGCGGAAGACGTGCCGCAAGGGCTACAGGGCCAAGACGTGGAGTTCCGCTTCAAGTCGCCGCTAACGGCGGACGAAGAGCGCAACAAGATGACTTGGCTGTCTCAAGTCCGCAACGAGCTTAGAGCCATTGCGGAAGTAGAGACCATGCAGGCTCCGGCAACCGACAACTTCGACTTCGACACGGCCCTGCGGGACGCTATAGAGGGCATGGGGGCACCTAGCACGTGGCTACGGTCGGTTGATATGGTGCAGGAAATTCGGGAAGCACGGGCCGCGGCGCAGATGGCACAGATGCAAGCTGCCGCGGAAGCAGGGGGAGATGGGGCAAATGTTGGATGATTTGATGGAGTTGATGGACAGGAAGCCGTCAAAAGAACAGTGCTTTAAGATTCGGCCAATAAGCAAGTCTGAAGCCACAGCCATCAAGGAAGTGGCGGACGGGATAGCGGACGGGTACGCCCAGCGGCTGGCGCTACAGACCATCGTGACCAAGCTCTGCCGGACCTATGACGTGGACTTTATCCCGCAGTGCGAGCGACAGTCGGCCTTCCTAGCGGGGCGTGGCTATGTCGGCAAGCAGATATACCGGCTACTGAAGATCGATATTAACCAGTTGCCGGATGGGGTTGACAGATAGTATACTTTATGTATAATGATTCCACTTACTCTCAAAAAAGGCGGGACGCTAACGCGCTATGAGTTCGCTGATGTTGCGGCTGCCGAGGTGTTTTTGAAGTTCAATTTGTGCGATGAGCACGGGCTGAGGGGAGATATGAGCTTCCGATATGACGGGTATCGGGTTTACGACATAGAGGCGCCGGCTTCCGAGATGAAGCTGGTGCCCGTAAACTACAGCGACCCATTGCCGGAGATACCACCAGCATGGCTATGATAACCGATGGTCAAGTAGAAGCCGTCCGGGGCTACGTGGAAGCCCTTGGCGGGCCGAAGACCGTGGCGGACAAGCTAAACGTGTCCGCGGGGCTGGTGTCGCATTGGCTGGTCGGCAGACAGGCCGTGGGGGCGCGGATAGCCTTGCAATTCGCCCGCTACCTGCCCGATGAGCCGCGGTTACTACACAGGCTGCGGCCGGACCTGTTCCCCGCGGACTTCGAGAGCCAATATGTTTGATTATTTGAAGCGACTGGCCGCCGTGACCGTGGCGGGCGTGCTGTTCTCCGGGCTGATAGCCGGAGCTTACGCTGTCGCCATCTACTTCCCCGCGAGTTACTTCGGGCTGTGGGTTCCACCCATAGGCTCGGTATTCACGTGCGTGGCTGTCATTTTGTTCTTGTGCCTGGCCTTGGAAGGCAGCCTAAGCCCGTGAAGTATGAGTCGTGTGACGCTAAACGGGTAGAGTACGATTTGGATGGGCGGGACTCGCCTTTTGAGCGATCCGCCAAGTTGAGAGACGGGGAGTTCTTTTTAGTCCCCGTGGATATTGGGGGAGAAGAGTACACGTACCTATACCCTAAAGTGCCGGGAGTCCCTGCCGGGTATCGCCGTTGGGTGCTGCGGCGGAAGGGGCAACCTGCCCCAGAGGGGGTTACAAGTTGGGAGTGGGACGGGAAAGAAGATGCGCCCACGCTTATCCCATCGGTAAGGATATGGGGCGGAGACGGGAAAGGCGGGAAAGTTGTAATATGGCACGGGCATCTTGAAAATGGCCGGTTCGTTGGGTGTGATGACAAACCAGAGTGAGGTGACGGAATGAAAGTGAACAAAGACCATCTAGCTATTGGCGTAGCCTTACTCATCGGGGCGCTTGTAGTGCTTTTGCTTGCCGGATGTACCACGGCACAGCCTACGGGGAGCTTCCCGTGGACCGAGCAGGGCGATAAGCACCACCTTTCCGACCGGCAAATAGCCATCCTGTGCCATGAGCTTCGGCAGCAGGACCACTTCCGCACGCGGCTTGACTTGCACCTATGCGGCGGCCCGGACTGGGCGGAGGTGATGTGGTGATTGAGAGAGTTCTTTTTGTCTGTGTTATTGCCTTCTTCGTGGTGCTGATGGTGGACTACGTGGATGAGCGGCAAGCGAGGGAAGGGGTGCTACAGCAATACGGCGGCCTGGAAGAGGGCCAATGTCATTTGACATTGCGCGGAGAAGTGCCGATACTTCACTGTAAATGTCAGTTCGGGGCGTGCTCAACGGCTATCAATAACCTGAGCGTGTCGGGGGAAGGGCTAGATGAGGTCATGTAGTGGGCGAAGTAACCATCGGGCATCTGCTCTCAGTCATTTTCTCAGTATCAGTTGCTTTTATAGGGCTGATATGGCGGTATCGGGCCGATGCCCGTGCCGTGCAAGACCGCCTTGATAAAGCAAGAGAGGACGCGGTTGAAAAAGCCAAGGAACAGACGGAGTTCCGCACCGAGACCAAGATAGACTTGGACTCGCTGAAGACGTGGCGAACCGACATGACCCTTGAGTCGAAGAAGGACCGAGAGGCTTTTTTCGGCGCCATAAAGAAGAGTGCGGATGAGCTATTTGAGGGAATGAAAGAGCACGACTCGAAAGTGCGGGAAGCCGTGCAGCAGTCCGAGAGCAGGACACAGGAGCAGATCAAGGAAGTACGGGGAGATGTCAAAGACATCGGGAGCAAGATCGATAAGCTGACGGGAAAGCTAGAGGGGGTTAAGGTATGAGGTCGCTACGGCAATACCTGGTATCACACAAGTTTGTAGCACGGGCATCACGGCCCAAAGTGCAGTATGAAAGCAGCACGGGGGTAGTACGCATTCAGTACCGTGTGCAGTTGGACAACGAGCGTACCGGCAAGTTCAGGGACGAGGTTTGGGACGAAGTGATGAAGATTTTCCAGCGCGCGGCTTCGCGCAACCGGGTTGGGGTCCTGTTGGAAGAGCCCGGAAGAGGAAGCTGGCGCACGTTAACCATCCGGCTTGAGCCGGTTATGAAGTAAGGGGGAAGACCATGCCAGACGAACCGCAAACTACTACACCACCTGAGCCGGCGCCTATAGCACAGCCGCCCGCGCAGCAGACTACCCTTAACACCCCGGCGCCTACCACGCCGGCCCCGGCGCCTGCTACACCCGCCCCGGAGCCCACGGCGACTACGCCCGCGCCTACCACGCCTGCGCCTACCACGCCTGCGCCTACCACGCCCGCGCCGAAGCCAGCGACCCAAACCACGCCGCAGCCCGCGGCGACCACTCCGGCCCCGGAGCCCACGGCCACTCCGCCGGCGGACGACAAGCCTTGGTTCACGGGGCTTCCCGACAACTGGCGGGAGCAAGTGGCGGGCGAAGACACGAAGAAGCTGTCCGAGCTACAGCGCTTTCAGACCCCTGACAAGTGGATTGAGTCCTATTTTGAGGCTCAAAACCTGATCGCCCGGCGGCAAGAGAACATGATACCCAAGCTCGGCGAGAAGCCGAGTGATGCGGAAGTTGCCGCGTACCGCCAAGCCACGGGGGTCCCGGAGTCGCCGGACAAGTACGATATGGGCGATGACTTCCAGCTTGGGGACGAGGATAAGGCCGAGTTGAAGCCGGTCTTTGAGCGGTTGCACGCCGCCAACGTCCCCAACGAGGTCGCCAAGGCTGTGGCTACCGAGTGGCTGAGTACCGAGACGCGCCGGCAGGAAGCTGCTGAGCGGCAGGACGCACTTGACCAGGCGCACGGCATGGCCAGCCTGAAGGAGACTTGGAAGGGCGACTACGATGGGAACATCCAACGGGTAAGCAACCTGATGTCCAAGACATTCCCGAAGGAGACCTTGGAAGCCCTGATGGGCGCTCGCTTGGCGGACGGCACGGCCATCTTTAACAACCCTGCCGTGATGGTCGGGTTTACCCAGCTTGCCCGTGAGATTAACCCTGCCGAGGACTTGGTGCCTGCCGGACAGGTTAATCAGATGGGGTCGCTTGAGGACCAGAAGAAGGAGCTTGAGGCGAAGATGGGCACGGATGAGTGGTATAAAGACACAGCCAGCCAGCAGAAGTACATCCAGATCCTTGAAGCTATGAACACCATTCAAGGCCGACAGCAGCAGGCAGCCTAATGCCGGACGTGGCGTACAAGACGGTCTACCGGGGGAGCAAGAAGCGGAAACGCCCCCAAACGATGCTTAGCGGGCGCTCCAAGCCCGCCAAGCGCCGTCAAAACATTTTGGCTGAAAGGTATTGACAGATGGCTTTTTGATGTAATACAGTTACTTACCATAACGATCAGACAACTTCCTTGGTTGTCGGGAAGCCCGGATTTCCGGGGCACCTTCCTTAGACCCCGTGGGAAGCCAGCGTTGGAATCGTTGAATAGACATTGTATTCAACCAACGGAGGTTTCCCATGGCGGACATCACCTATCAAACCCTATACCGCAACGAGTTCATCAAAGGATTCGAGAAGCGGCAGTCTTTGCTCCGGCAGTCTGTCGTTACCGATACCCAACTGATGGGCGAGAAGCGCGTATTCTTGGTGGCGGATAGTGGTAACGCTACGGCGGTCAAGCGTGGCCGCAGTAACGGCGATATCCCTGCCCGTCCCGACAACCAGAACCAGTACACCGTCACGCTAGAAGAGTTCCATGACGTGGTGGAAAAAACTGGTTTTGACATCTTTGCCGCGCAAGGCGACCAACGGGCCATCATGCAGATGACCTCTATGGCCGTCATTAACCGGACTATCGATGACAACATCCGAGCCGAGCTTGTCAAAGGAACGAAGAACTGGGGTGTTGCGGCTGCTGCTACCCTGCCTTTGATCCTTACGGCGCGTGCGGATTTGGCTCGGCGCTCCGCGGCTAAAGACGCTCCCGTCTACGGCTTGATTACGCCGAAGTTCGAAGCTCAGCTTATGAACATCGAGCAATTTGCCAGCGCGGACTACGTTCAGCGGCCCGGCTTCGATGCTCCTAAAGCGGGCATGGGCGGGGCACAAGGCTCTGTTTTCACTTGGCTAGGCATCACGTGGATGGTGGATGAGGACATACAAGGGGTCGGTACTAACGATGCCAAGTGTTTCCTGTATTCCCGGAACGCCGTGGGCCATGCCTGTGACATGGAAACGATGCAAACCGAAGTGGGGTATGACGGTCGGCACCAACGCTCCTGGGCACGCTGCACTACCTTTATGGGTACGAAGCTGCTTCAAGACAATGGTATCGTCCAGATGCCGCACAACGACAACGCGGCGATAAGCTAAGAGGAGGGTATCTACAATGGCTTATGATGCAGTCAATAACCCCATTAAGTGCTTGGTAGAGATTCCGGGCTCTGATGGTTTGCGTCTCTGGGCGTATAAAGACGGTGACGCCATTGCAACGGTCGATAATACGGACTATTTCACCGATGCAGGGCAACTGGGGGTGCAGGAAGGGGACTTTGTTCTCATCTCTGACACCACCAACACACGCGGCAGTATTGCGGTGGTTACAGACGTTGACTCGGACAACAACGTGACTATCGATGGCTTGACCGCAGTACCGTAAAGGTAAGCTGTAGCGTGGGGGCGGGAGTCGTGTCTTCCCCGTCATCTCCCCTTCCGCCCCCACGCTGCAACCCCTACTATGGCCTACGATCCGCTCAACCCGCCCGGCCTACTCGCTCAAAGGTCTGACAGCGGGGGCGCCCGGATATGGTCTTATAAATCCCCCGACACCTTTGCGGAAGTAGAAGATACGGGCTACTTCTCTAACGGCGCCACGCTCGGTATGCAGCTGGGCGATGCCGTTCTTCTCATACAAGACATCGGCGACAGCGACTTCGCCACTTGGACGTATGTTTCCGCCATCGATGCGGATACCGGCGCCACTACCGTAACCAACCTGTCCGACAGCGCCATAGCTCTCGCGGCTATCACGGCACGGGTGGCTGCTCTTGAGACTTCGCAGACGGCTCAAGACACGCTCATAACCCGCTCTGTTATCACCATCGGGGTGACCGGCACGGGAGCCAACCGGCAGCTACAGGTAACCGATAACGGGGGCAATGTCGTCTCCGTTCCCCTGCCCGCTCAGTCCACGGGGGGCGACACGCCGGACGAGAACACTTTCGTCAATGGGGCTGCTTTTAACAGCGCCAATAACGTCCTTACCATATCGCTCAATGACGGCACTACCGTCACGGCGGACCTGTCGCCCCTTGACCTGTCCGGGTCGGTCATCCGTGACCGCTTGGAGGTACTAGAGGGAGACGAGAAACTTAACGCCACTCTCGCTATCCGTGACGGCACCATCGTGCCTGTATCGCTTAAGACTACAGCGCCAGCCGACCGGCAAGCCTTCCGGGACCGCATCCGTGCGGCAGGCACGGAGGGTGCCAACTACTCCGGGGTGCATAACTTCACCCAGGCGGATGTCCGGGTCAAAGACCCGACTATCGATGACAATGCCGCGAACAAGCGGTACGTGGACCAAGCCGTGGAGGGCTCTACGGGTGGCGGCTCCGGCTCCGGGGTAGAGGTCAAGCTGGGTGTGGTATCAAGCGCCGGGGCTATAACGGATGCCACCACTCTCGCTAACTTCGTATCGAGCGCCGCGGACGGCACTTGGAACGGCGGTGACGTTAGGGCCACCTTCCGCTCCAGCACTAACACAGCCTTCCCCGTAGTCGCTATCAAGTCGGGCAGCTTCGGTGTGCGCCGGCTTTCCATAGGCGGCGGGGCTGTGGATTATGACTACATCCGCATTGACGACTGGCAGGTATGGCAAGCATCCGCTTCCCGCACCGTCTCTACCACGAGTGACGTTACCGCTATCGCCAAGGTTGAAAACCTAGAAGAGTACGCAAGGCGGGTTGTCTCTAAGGTCGCACCCAAAATAATCGAAGGCTACAAGCCACAGATAGGCGACCTAGACCAGCACATGAATGCCGGAGCGCAGCTATCGCTCGGCACGGATGCGAGCATCATAAGCAACCTGCAAAACAACGAGCAGATGAGTGTGTCGTGGGCCAATATCGACCCGCTAAAACCACAGTGGGACGGTGCCCGCTTCCGGCTAGAGCTTGAAACAAGCGGCAGCATCGGGGCCTTCAACAGCAGCTTCGCCACCATCGAAGACGGCGGCACGCTCACTCGGAACACCGGAAACGAAACGATTACCGGGGCTTTCCTGCGGATATACCCAAGGAATGACGACTCCGCCCGGCACTCGGACAGCATCAGCATACCCCTTGAGCGCAACTTCAACCTGCTAGATACGGCTGCCACGCACCCGGCCCTAGACATACAGGACAAGCTGCAAAAGCTCATTGAGCGGGTTGTTGACCTTGAAAACGCCATGATGTCGGGCATGGGGACCAGCACGTTTATAGGCGACAGCGACACCCCGGCGAGCTATACCGGCCATGCCTTGGACTTCTTGCAGGTCAACTCAAGCGGCAATGGGATTCAGTTCACGTCCGTGGACGGCGACTTCGTTGCCGATCTGCTTAACCCGGAAGACGGGGCGCTAAACCCGTCCGTCATAGACGACCTTGCCCAATACATTTTCAACCGGATACAGGCCGGTGACGGCATTGATAAGAGTGCTTTCAATGCTACAAGCGGCACGTTCACTATATCCGCCGAAGGCACGGCAGGCGGAGGGGCTGGCACGGGTAACGACATCATCATTGAAGAGGATGTTGCATACGCTACAGCCCGCGTGATTCAAGACACAGGGTTAGACCTTGACGGTGACGATTACGAGGATGCGGACATCCTTTTCTTCGAAGCAAATGTCGGGGTTACCGGGGCGGGCATACCGGCCAATACCTTCTCGCGGTACAAGGGGTGGACAACCGTAAAAGAGTGGAAGCGGCTACAGTCGCTTAATTACACCACAGCGACTACCGGCGGACTAAGCTCTAGCAACTCCCTCACCTTGGCACGTGGGGCAACCACGTCTAACGTCATCCAAGTAACGCCTGCCAATGACGGCAGCATCTTGATGTACGCTACGTCTTCCTTCCGTGACCCGATGCCCCTGCGTGTGGTATTGGTGAGCGGCGGGGCGAATGCGGGGTCGGACTACCGGACGGAGTACGACCGAAGCACCCCGCCGGGCTTTACGCTTACTAACGTCAACGGCGACTATGAAAGGCTCCCCGCGGACTCGGAAGGCCGGCTGTTGCGAGTGGTCGGTAATGCTGTATACCGCATAAACAGTAGGCTTGGGGCTACTAACGAGCTACAAGAAGACATGCAGCAGTTTATATCGGCTGACGGCATACCGACTAAAACAACCAATAGCCCGCGGGGGCAACCGGCTACATCGTACCTGCTGCTTAGGTCCGGGCTAACCGCGGTGAAAGTGCCAGTTGCCGGGCATACCAACCTGTGGGATGTTGAGATTTCCGCCCCGCTAACGAGTACAGTCGTAACGTTCCAAATGCTCTTGGAAGAGCGTATCCGCGGCGGGCTGAGCCGTAGCGAGGTTGTCACTATTGCCGAGATGATAGTGGAGCAGGCCCTGCGAAACTACAGCACCACGGCACAAATGACCGAAGCCATAAACACCAAGGCTGCCGAGACGCTACGTGATGCGAACCAGTATACCGACCAACAAATACGTGACCATACCCACGGGGCGGGGCTGTCCGAGCAGGCGACCTACACACAGACGGCGCCGTTTACGGTTGGGACGGGCGTGCGGGCGCTCCCCGGCACCCCGGACGTGCTGAATACCGGCAATGAGTATGACGGTAACGTGCTGGTAGCAGGCTCAGCTGACGGGCTTATCCGCAACATCTGGTTTCCTATTATCCCGGATCGGCTGCCGGAGCTTGCCATCGGCACCCAGCATAACCGCACGGCGGGCAATTCCAATTCCGGGTTCCCGATAGACAACACTTTCCTGCGTATAGGGCGGAGTGCTATCGGGGAGCAAGGGGCCGACAGGGGCGACTACACCCCCCGGATAGTGAGTTACGACCGCTCCACAACTGTGATAGGGTTCTACATTTATGAGAAAACTGTGTCATAATGACACGGCCTTTTAACCATCGAGGAGATGACACATGGCTACGCAAGAAACAGCAGAAATCAAGGAGCTTGAAGACGCTATAGCTCAAGCTCAGGAAGAAACCAACGTGGTGCCTATGAAGCCGCAAGAGACGGACAAAGAAGCACGCGGCCGCGACTGGTCGCAAGGTGCGTACTCTCACACCGTCTTCGACTACAGCGCCCCGGCTGGTGTGACTTTGGAAGACATTGAGTGCGCCAACTTCTGGACCGGCGTGCATAACGGCGTCTCGGTCGGCGATGAAATCCGCACTATCGCCAAGGACCAGTCCTTCTACGCCCGCCACTTGGTGGTCTACCGGGCCGGGCCGATGGTCGGGCTGTATCGGTTGCAGTACGAGACTATGGAGATCCAGCAAAAGCCTGATTTCGACAACGGCTATGGCGTTGAGTTTGACGGAACCACTTGGCGGGTCTTCCACAAAGAGTCCGGCAACGTGATACGTGAAGGGCTTAAGAGCCGTGGTGATGCCTATATCGCCCTGGACGACCACCTGCGGGCGCTGTCGAGGTAAACACCCGTGGCTATTACACGGCTATCCATCTACAACAAGGCCCTTTCCCTTATCGGGGAGAGGGCCTTGGCGGATGTATCGGAGCGCCGTGAGCCGCGGTTTGTTCTCGACAACCTGTACAACTATGAAGCTATCAACACGTGCCTTGAGTTAGCCAAGCCAAAGTTCGCCCAGCGTACAGCACAGCTTATCAACCCCGTGGCTTCAACGACACACGGGCTGCCGCACACCTATACGTTCCCAACTGATTACATAAGCACCCTTGAGTTGTCGGGGCCGCACGGCGGGCCGGGCAGCTTCTATGCCGATGAGTCCCTGAACAACCCGATAGACCGATATATCGTAGAAAGGCGGGGGGTTTCCTGTGATATCCCTACCCGGATATGGATGCGGTACATCAGCGCGGACGTTACTTTTGCCGACTGGACTCCTTCGTTTGCCAATGTAGTCGCGGCATGGCTGGCACGTGAAGCTGCCAAACGGCTTAACCCCAACGCTTCCGAGCGTACCAACACGTACTTCGATGAGGCCCTTGCGGCCCTGCGGCAGCTTGAGCCCATCAAGGAAGACGTGGTGCTGCCGCAACAGGCCCCCACGCCCCTGTCTGATGAGAAGCTGGCTATCTACAACGACATTGCCCGGCGCCTTGGCTTGCTTGAGTTCCGTGACGGTGCGGACCAGTCTACTATCCGGCTTGCCATCGACAGCGTTTACGACACGTCCGAAGCATTTTTGCTTGCCACCGTGCAGCCGCGGTTCGCTGCCCGGTACAACCTTATAACCCAAGAGCAGTCGCCGCCCCCTACAACGTCTAGGCAGTTAGACAACTTCTACAGTTTCCCGGCTGATTACGTCTATTGGCTGGGGGTGTACTCGGATGCCAACCTTGACGTTCCGATAACCCGGTACACGATCCACGACACGGGGTTCTCTATTGAGGATGAAGTTGACCCCACGCTGTGGTTTATTAGCGACAGCGCTACTGAAAGTCAATGGTCGAGCTACTTCACCGAAGCGTTTACGGCACACGTGGCGCATCGAGTTTGCCGTCAGTTTGCACCTGATAAAGAGCCCGGACTTAAAGCGGATAAGGACGCAGCCCTCACCGCGGCGATTACACTTGACCGAGTAACCGAGCCTACTGTCCGCCCGCTACCCGCAGCTGTGGATTTGAATGCCACGCTGATACAGGTATACAACGATGCCCTGCATCTGCTTGGCGAGCCGGAAATCATAAGCAATGCTGACCAGTCCTATAACCGGGCGGCCCTTGACCGAGCTTTCGGCGGGGCAGCCGGCACCGGGGCACAGAAAGTATTGCAGGAAGTGCAGCCGGTCTTCGCCATAGTGGTAGGTCGGTCAACGGGTACGGCTCCTTTGCCGGCGGATACCGCGGGGCAAGGGTATGGCTTCCTTCATGACCTGTCCGCACTCGCAGGGTTCATAAGCAACCATGCTGTTTACTCAGATGACCGGCTTGAGCAGCCGGTGTCTAGGTTTTGGATTCAAGGCACGTCCTTGTATACCGATTACGAGAACATCTTTGTCCGGTATGTGGGTTCCGCCACGGCTTCCCCTGACGGCATTGCTTCGTGGCAGCCTAAGACCCGTGAAGCCCTTGCCGGATACTTGGCTAACGAGGTGGCTTCCGGGGTCTACAGCCGTAAGGCTATGGCACAGGAAGGCTTTGCGGAAGTCGTACCGGCCATGTTGTCCCGCATCGGTAAGATGTTCCGGGAGCGCCTTGAAGCAGCTATTCAGCTTGAGAGGTGGCAGGAGCCGCCTGTCCGTCCGGTCAAGTCTACCCGGACGCTAACGGCGGATACGCTCCGACTATACAACAAAGCCCTGCAAATTATGGGCTTGCCGCCCCTTACGACTATTGACGATGACAGTATGCGCCGTGCTGCTCTTGACTACGCCATGGACCAGCAGGCTGTTCAGACTGTCTTCGAATTGACAAGCTGGGGCTTTGGGTACAAGACACAGCGGCTTACTACTTCCGATGATAACCGCACGGAGTTCGGCCTTCAGTATGCTTTTAGTCTGCCTGCTGACATGATGCGTATAGATGCTGTCTCCGGCAATGAGTACTTTACATATCCCGAAGAGTACACTCTTGAGCAGACCAGCAACGGCCTTGCCCTCTTCGCCGACATCCAAGAGCTTTACCTACGCTACGTGAGCAACGATCTGCTCACGCAGTACGACCAATGGCCCATTTACCTCTTTAACTTGGTCGCCGCCGAGCTTGCCCGCAACTGCCAGCATTTGGACGGGGTGGACGAGCGCAACGTGGCTATGAAATACAAGGAGTATAAGGAAGAAGCGTACAACACGGACGCTCAGCGCAACCCTCCGCAAAAAATAGTGCAAGGTCCGTGGACTCGTTACCGTCAATACAACAGGTATGACACCACGCGGCGCTTCGGGCGGTTCTAATGCCCATATCGTACACGAACAAGTTCAACCGCGGCGAAGTTGCGGAAGAGGTATTGGCGCGCGATGACGTACCACGTGTGTCTAACTCCTGCTCGCTCATGGATAACTTCCTTCCGCTCCGTGCCGGGCCAATGCAGTACCGGCCCGGCACGGAGTACCTTGGGGAAGTGTTTGACAATGAGTCTCACTTCCTAATCCCGTGGGTGGATGATGGTACTACCCCGACCATCCTTGAGTTTTCTCAGTCGGATGCCAACCCGTCTATCGAGAGCGTTCGCTTTTGGATAGACGGAGAGCTACAGGAAGTCACGGCTACCAAGGACACCATCACCAACGGCACTTTCACCACCGACTTAACCGGGTGGACATCCAACAATGTCGGCACGGGGTCCGTTGTCTACCAAGCAGCCAATACCACAGCTACGCCGCCTATTGTCCAAGCTCTTACCGTATCGGGCGGGGAGGACGGGGTGGGACGCGCCACTCAAACTCTCACAATGACCGCAGGCAAGCGGCCCCTGCGGCTGCATATCGCCCGTGCGCCCATCTGCGTCCGCCTTGGCACGGGTACTACGGTCGATAGCAACGACATATTTGACGGGCTTCTCAACCCCGGCATCCACCTACTCACTTTTACGGCGGAAGCCGGCGACCACATACTCACGCTGAGCAACGACCAAAACTACTTCGGCGCCGTGGAGTTGGTGCAGTACGACCCAGCCGGCGAGCTACGTCTTTTCGGGGCTATGGCTACCGACACCACGGGATCCGCTGCCGTGCTGCAAACCATGCAGTTCGCTCAGATCAATGACGTGATGTTCCTAGTCGATGACGGGTACAGCATGGGTGGGGAGTCGTGGCCTTTCTGGACCATCAAGCGGCGGGGCCGGGAGTCGTGGAGCTTTGAGCTACCGGACATCACGGACGGCCCGTGGGGGCCTATAAACAGCAGCAACACCACGCTGCGGCTTGGTGCTACGACAGGAGACACCACACTCACGGCATCCGCTCCGCTCTTTACCATCGAGCGGGTCAATGACATTTACCGGCTACAGCACATCACGGACGAAGGAACCGATGACGAAGAGGTGACCTTGGCTTACTGTAAGGTTACCGGCTTCGTCTCCACAACCCAAGTCAATGTCCGCATCACTCAAGAAGCCGGTGCCACCACCGCGACCAAGGACTGGTGGCACGGGCAGTTCGGGCGTTACCTCCCCGGCCCCACCGCAGTAGAGCTATTTCAGGGCAGGCTGTGGCTATCGGGCGGCACGAAGATATACGCTTCCGTGAGCGACCTGTTCACGAGCTTTGACGAAGACTTAGAGGGCGACAGCCGCGCCATTCAAAAGACCATGGCCTTCGGCCCCACCCAAGACGTGGCATGGCTGAAAGGCGGCAAGACGCTTATGTCCGGCCTGTCGTCCGAAGAAGTACAAGTCCGGGCGGACAGCGAGTACCGAGTAGTCTCTCAAAGTAACGTCCAAGTCATCCGCGGCACGACTAAGGGCTCCGCGCCCCAGCAGCCGCAGATAGTTGACCAGGACATCTACTTCGCCGGACGTGGACTCAAGAAGCTGTGGGCCTTGAAGGGCTTGGAGGGCGTGGCTATTGAAGCCATGGACTCCACGCTGCTTAACCCGGAAATCAATGCCCCCGGCATCAAACGGATTTTCTACAGCAGCGAGCCGGAGCCGCGCATCTACTGCCTGCTAACGGACGGCGAGCTTAGGGTGCTGCTGTTCGACCCGGTGGAACAAGTCACAGCGTGGTCTCGGATAACACTTGAGGGTGCTACCGTCATCGACATAGCGGTATCCCCCACCACGTCTGAGGACCAGCTTTACCTGATCGTGCAACGAGGCGACAACAAATATTTTGAGAGGATGGCACCTATTGCATCGGCGAGGGGCGGGAGCATATCCCGCCACTTTGACGGGCACGTGTATATGCGAAACCCCGGTGCTACTTTTGACGGGCTTGACCATCTTGAGGGCAGGTCGGTTCACATCTGGGCGGACGGCGTAGACCGCGGCGCCGAGACGGTATCGGGCGGAGAAATCACACTGCCGGAGTCAACCTTTCAAGACGTGGTAGTTGGCCTGCGCCACAAAGGCCAATGGCGCTCTAACCGGATGCAGGATTACGACAACGAGACCGCCCTGTCGAGCCGTAAGCGAGTGGTGAAGTTAGGGTGCATACTCCGCAACGTGTCTATCCCGACTTTCTTCTACGGACCAAGAGAGGACGACTTGTACCAGTTGCCCGCGGTCGAAGAAGGCTCGTTTAGGCAACCGACTACCGAAGAGACATTGCAAGTGTTGGCGCGCGAAGACAGTTCAGATGCTTGCCGGTTCGATGCAACCATTCTTGCAGTTGTTGGCGGAGACACCATAGTTCATCCGTGCAAAGTTAGCGGAAACACGGGGCTGCGGGAAGACTTGGTGTACGCAGGCACGACCGCGGACGGGGACGAGATAGTTTATTTGATAGGCGAGATACCCGACCCCGGTTTAGACCGTGTTCGCTGGTTAATCTATGACGCTTCCGATGGAAGCCGCCGCATAGTGCAAGGCTTTAATCTTCCCACTATTGTAGAAGGCGGGCCTTCGGCTGACGACCCGATACCGGGGGAAGAACCTGAACCGCAACCCGAAGCTGAAGTTCAAATGACCCCGACAAGTTATGAAATACTTTCGTTTTTTGTCGGACAAAATCAAGACATTCTTGCGGTAACTGTTTTGGTAACGGGGCGTGGCCGTAGTAGCACTGTTCCTGTTAACGCTCCCATAGTATCAAGCACTCGTAACATGCGTTTCTACTACAACCTTAGTACAAACGTATGGACTAGTGATGACCCGCTTGATTTAAAAGATAATGCTATGCCTAACCTTATGGCAAAGCTGCAACCTATTGCAGGGACTTCCGGCGCGCGTACTGCCCGGCTAGGTTACTTCGACCTTAACATACGCAACCCCCAAATACGGGAAAATAATGTGCTTATGCCCGCCATTGTTTTCCCGTACACGAGCCAGCCTTGGATATATGATGCGGGGGCTGTGGTTATAACCCAAGGAACAGGAACCGGGCGTATATACATTTATGGCGGTATCATTTCCGACCCCGGTTCACGGCAAGCTCAATTTGATGCAATTTCTTCCGTGTTTACGACAACCCCTCTTAATGCCGCCGGGCGCTGGTATTACTATGATATCGCTTCAAGAACATTCAATGTAACTTTGACTAGGATTGATCCGATTAGAAACTTAAGCCGCCCGGTATTGTTTTCGAACGGTAACGGAAAGATATACTTATATGGCGGGCAGCGCCTAGGAGATATAGGGCTTGTTACGGGAAGGGGAGATAAAAGAGGGCGACCGTCCACGGAAATGTGGGAGTACGATATAGCCACAGATGATTGGACGCAGGTTACTTTTGCAAGCACGGATAACCCGGAGGGGTTTTACACCGGCTTCATTATGCGGACGGCTCCTAGGTTCGTTGGTATAGACGATATTCCTATGGACACCCGGAACATTGATAGCGAGTTGCTTAAGGACGTAGCGTATGCAAACGGTGAAGACAATGTGTACATGGTTACTACGGATGAAAAAACGTGGCGGTACACGATATCCACACGCCGATGGACGGACATAACGGAAACGGTTAAGGGCCAAGCCGGTACTCTTGCCGGGCTTGTATGCTTTCGCCGATACACCAACAACAGCTTTAGGGCGCCTTCATTATTGCAGCTTAAAGAGTTCCTTGGGGCGACCACTACGGTTACTAGCCTTAATGCCGTTACGGTGCTGGGTGTGGCTTTTAATGAGGCTGAAGACGTATCTGCCATACTGGTCAAAGAAGGTGGCACGGACGGGAAACGTGGAATCCTTATCGCACAAAAGATAGATGATGTTTGGCGGCAAGAACATTATTACCAGCAACCGTCCGCGGGCGATGACGACTTAATTGCTACAGCAATAGCAATATCGGGTCGGTATGTTTACGTGCCCGATTTTGACGAAGCTAAACACTTGTCCGTCTATGATTTGACAAGAGCATCAGATGCCTTGGTAAGAAAAGTACGGGTAGAAAACCAAGGCGATAAACCCCCGCTGCGTATGGGCGTGGCCGGACTGTTAGGTTACTTCGCTACCGGCGACAGCGTTAATATCATAGGGCTGTCTAACCCGGAAAGTGGCATCGACCAGTTCTTCCTGAGAATACAAGATGCGGATAATGACTTCGCCGAGATCCACGAAGGCCGGCTTTTCATTATGGACCGAGACGCCGGAACCTTAAGAATATTTGATGCAACAGGCTTGTTGATACCTGAAACAGTCGGGGAGTTTACCCATGACGGCATGATAAGCGCCAACGACTGGGGCTTCCTTGGCCAATGGCTGCTGGTCGCCAACGACACACAGGTGACGGTCTACAACCTTATCGACCCGGCCAACCCGTCTGTTTACGTGGAGTACACCGGGGTGACGGACGTGCAGGCTATCAAGGCGGTTATCCCGCCAACGGCTATTGTGGGGGTTAAGACCACGCCCCGGTCGCTGCAAGCCCTTAACTTGGCCAACCCGCAGTTCACGGATTACGATGAGTACCCATTTGAGTTTCCGGGCGAGCTATCTACCGACCCCCGTGTCTTTATAGAAGCTGTCGGCCCGGTTACGGTTTTGAGTCTAAGATATGAGATTGAAGACACTGACTACGAGGAAACTGACCCCAACCGCGATGGAGAGGATGAGCCAGAATAACTTCGGTAAGACCTACCGAGGGCTGTCCTTCCACGCACCAAACGGCGACATCGCCGGGGGTATAGGCGTTATCCACCACAACCCCCTGTGGGCTTTCGCGGTGATAACGGACGTGGGGCGGAAGTACCCACGGGATGTAATGCAGATTATCCGGCAGTTTGGGGATTGGGCCGGACAGTACTATAATCGGCTTTATGCGGAAGCGGACCCGGAAGAGCATAATGCCGCAAGATGCTTGAAAACCGCAGGCTTTGAGGAATACGACATAGCCCCGGACGGTAAGATGAGGTTTGTATGGGACAAGCAGCGTTTATCCCCCTAGTCGTAGGTTCTACGCTGCTCAAAGCTGGCGGAAGTTACTACGCCGGTCGGGCAGAGCGTAAACACGCCGAAGCGCAAGCGGAACACATGCGGGAAAATGCCCGTAGGATACGCCGTGCCGGTCAAATGAGGGCGGCTGAAGAGGGCCGCAAGACTGCCCGTGACGTGTCGGATGCGGCGGCTATCCAAGCAGCGAGCGGGTTCTCCGCATCTGATGCCGCGGCCATCCGTGACCGGGCTGAGTTGGCCGGTGTGGGTAAATACAACGAGCTTGCCATCCTGTACGAGCATGAGCAAGAAGCCCGTGGTATGCAACGCCAGGCATCATATACAGCAGCCCGTGGTCGCCGTATAGGCCGGGCAGGCACTATCGCCGCGGCAGCTAGCTTGCTTGAAGGTGCAGCACAAGCATCTGGCCCAGGAGCCGGTGGGGGCGGTGGTTAACCATGCCTAGAATCCCAAGAGCAGCAGACGTAGGGCGGCTTGTACCCACGGGGCAGCAGGCTGTAGTCACAGGTGGGTCGGGTGCCGGTGCCATCAACCAGGCTGTGCAGCAAGTGGCCGGGGCCTTGGATACGATCCGTGAGCGGAACACACGGTTCGAGGTCTCCCGTGCCCGCACGGACTTCTTGGTCAACAAGGCCAAGCAAGACTATGCCTACGACAACGACCCGGACTACGACACGATATCGGAACGGTACTCTACGTCCATGCAGGACATTCTTGACAGCGCCGCGGAGTCGATACAAGACCCGTGGGCACGTCAGGCTTTTGTTGACCAAGCACGGGCTCAGATAGCTTTTGGGCAAGAGCGTATCAACCAGCTAGCCTTTGGTAAGTTTTCCGATGCGGAGCAAGCCAGCATCAATGAATCGCTTGAGGAGCTTGTCGGAGCGTATGGGACTAACCCCAACCCGGAAATAATCAACTCCGTCAAAGAACGCCTACAAATGGCGCAGGAGATGGGGATCCTGTCCGCCGTAGATGAGCAACGACTTTTCTCTAACTTTCAAGACCGAGCTTTCCTTACTCGGTTTCAAAGCCTGTCGCCGGCTGAAAAGACGGAAGCTATCAATGAAGACTGGTTTAGGAACCTTCCGGACAACATCCAAGCTCAAGCAAAGCGGGAAGCAGAAACGGCACTGTTTAATACGGAAGCCCAGCGACTGGCCGACCAGATTATAAAGTTGCCCCCTGAGCAACAAATTGATGCTCTCCGGGAGCTTGCCGTTCCGCTACGTGATGCTGTGGATAAGCGGCTTCGAAACGACCGTGCAGTCGAACGCCGTCTTGAAACGGATGATAGGTTTGATACCGTGCAAGGAATCAAAGGCGACATCGACCGCGGCGGGTCGCTTGATGACGTGCCGCAGTCCGTCTTGGACAAACTCACCATAGCTGAATACAACAGCTTGGAAAAATACGCCGAGCAAGAAGCCCAAAACACTTCCCCGGAAGTCACGCCTATACGGCTATACGAACAAGCCTATTGGGCTATGAAACAAGGCAAGACGGAAATGCTGAAAGATATACTCGATACAAGAGGGCATGAGTTCTCCCGCAAGGACTTGGTTGAGTTCACACGGGCTGCCATTGACGGGCCGGACGTGGCGCCGCCACCCACCTTGGACTGGAAGCGTTTCGTCAAGAACCGGGCTATGATAGAAATGGACGATGAAAACATCGATCCGGTTGATATGGCCAAGATTGAAAACTACGTGGACAGTGCCATTACCGACCTTGGCCGGGCTCCAACTAGAAAAGAGCTTGAAGAGTTCACCAAGTCGGCGACCGTGGCTATAACTTATGACCTCGGCATACTCTCTTTTGAGCGTACCGACTTCTTCTTGACGCTGCCACCGGCCAAGCAAGCACGGGTTCTCGACATCATACAGAACGAAGATGGAGAAGCCCTTGAGCGTGCTTACCAGTTGGCCTTACAAGACCGCGGTTCGTCTCTCACCTTGCAGGACATCATGCAAGCGTACTCCCTGATGAAGGTAGAGTAATGCCCCTTTCCGGTGAAGCTATAAGCAGGGCCGAAGCATGGGCCAAGCAAAGGAAGCAGCAAGAGTTGCAGACTGCCGTTCGCTTCGGGTTTAACGAAAGTGCCGAAGAGACCCGCCGTATTTCCCAGCTTGCTACCCAAGCGGACGTGCCCTTCGGCGTAGCCCAGTCCGACCCGACCGCTGCACAAGTCCGGGCAGGAACCCGTGGAATCGACTACGCGGCAATGGAACGAGATACCCCCGCGACAGCACGGTGGTTCTCCGACCGTACACAAGCGAGTATGACGCATGACGACCTTGACGTGATGATGCGCCTTGAGAAGTTACAAGCCACAGGGGGGCGTAGCTTCATAGGCAACCTTGGGCTTGGTATGGCTGACCGGGGCCTTGAGATAGTCGGTAATCTTGTCCAGGCTGCCGGTACGCTCGCGGCTGTCGCACCCTCTTCTTTTATGGGGCCTGTGGCTAGAGTAACCGGGCCTTTAACTACGGGCGTTGCCGCCACTGTCGGGGCCGCAGCGGAAACCTTTAAGGACCCCCGCTTCCGGGAGGACGGGACAATAAACGGCAAGGTGTTCGCCGATGCCTTGGCTAATGCCTTCGCTGCCGACCACCCGCTTGCTCAGTCGCTTAAAGACGTGGGGCAAGCTATGTCCGATGCGGACGTGGGATACAAGCCACGCTACACGTGGGAAGGGTTTAAGGGCGAGATGACAGCTACCAACCTTGCGGGGTTTGTGGCTGAGACAGGGGCGCAGTCGCTCGTTGACGTAGCGGGCATGATGATATCGCTACCGGCCTACATCGCTTCCCGCTCACAAGAGATCGGGGAAGAGCGGGCTGCCCTGAAAGGCAAGGACGGGGCGGACATACAAGAGTTCATGGAAGCCCTGCCGACCGCGGTAGCTGTCGCCCTTCTTGACAAATGGTCGGCCAGCGCGGCACTTGGCCTTAGTCGCCTTCCCGTCCTTAAGCGTTTCCAAGCCGGGGTTACCGCCCCGTTTGTAATGTCACGCCGTGGGGCCACCCTGCTGCCGCTCACGGCACAAAAAGGTTTTGCCCAACTACCCGGCCAAGTTGTCGGAGCGGCAGGTATGGAAGCTGCTACCGAGTTCGTGCAAGAGCAGGTCGAGTACCTTGGCGAGAGGGTAGGCACGGGTGCTGCTATATCGCTCCAAGAAAGCCTTGACCGTGGCCTTGCCGGTGCTGTCGCCGGTGGTGGTATGGGTGGCGCTCTCCGGGGTGCCGTGGGTATCCCCCAAGCCATCCAAGAGACACGGGCGTTGCGGAAGATGGAAAAGGTCCTTGAGTCCGTGGAAGCTCAGCAAAACATCGATGAGACCCTAGAAGCCGTTAACGAGTCCAAGACCGTCAAGGAAGCCCCGGAGAAGGCCGGCGAGTTCATCGACACCCTGAACCAAGAGAACCGCTTTTATGTCGCTCCTGAAGGCATACAGCAAGCCCTTGATGCCGGTGTGTCTTTGCCGGAAGAGGTGATTACCCAGCATCAGGCCAACCCGGAAGCGGACGCGGTTATATCCCTTAACACCCTAGCTCTCAAGATAGCCCCCAACGAGCAGGCGATGGAGTTCCTGCGCCCGCACCTTAAGCGGAACCCGGAGAGCGAGACATTTGCCGAGATGGAAGAGGGCGACACGGACGTGCTTGCCCGTGACTTGGAAGCCATCCAAGAAGAGATGCTGCTGGACGTGGAAGTCAATAAGGTGATGGCCGACTTCCGGGCCAAGTTTGACGAAGAGCAGGCGCTGCCACGGGACGTTACAAGCCACACGGTGTCGATGCTTGGGGCTTTCATCAAGACGAAGACGAAGAACCTCAAGGCCCGTGGCATTGATACCAATGCCATCGAGATAATGGAAGCCCTGGACTTTGACGTAAAGGTGTCCGGGGAAGCCGGTGCCCGCGGCTCTATATCTATCGACCGGAATACGGGCAAGCGGACCATTCAGCTTAACCGCCTGGCGGACGAAAGCACTATCGTCCACGAGATGGCGCACCTTTTCTTGGATGCGGAAGCTAGGCTGGCCGAGAAGTACGGTGCCGACCCCGACCAGCAGGAACTGCTTGATCTGCTTGAAGTGTCAACTTTTGAGGAATTGTTAGACACGTCAGACGAAAGTGTAAAGGAAAAGCACGAATTGTTTGCACGTACCTTTGAGTCTTACGTGATTGACGGCCAAGCCCCGACCGTTGAGTTGCGCGACACCATGAGAGATTTTGGCCGGTGGCTTGGCGAAGTTTACCGCGGAGCGCAGTCGGACCTTGGCGAGACGCTGCCCCTGTCCGAAGACGTGCGTGGCGCTCTTGACCGGCTTCTTGCTACGGACGTAGAAATCCAAGCTCTACAGCAAGAAGATGTCTACAGCGCCCTGTTTGACGGCAAGGCCGAAGAGTTGGGCATGACCGAGAAGGAGCGGAAGAAGTACCGAAAAGTGCTGGAACAGCGCAACAAGCGGGCTTCCCGCACGCTGTTTGACAAGCTGCTCGCTCAGATGACCAGGACGCGCAAGAAAGAGTGGCGCGATGAAGTCACACGCCGGGCGCCGGAGGAGCTTGAAGCGCTTCAAAAGCAACCTGTCTACCGGGCCATAGCTATCGCCCGTGAGAACAAGATGGACCGGAACGCCGTTAGGGAAGCCCTAACCGCCATATACCCCGATGCCACTTTCAAAGGCACGTCATTGACTGGCTTGACTGCTGATGTGGGTGGGGTGGACCCCGCTATCATAGCGGACGAAGCCGGGTATGGCTCCGTGGTCGATATGGTGCGAGAGATCCACGATGCCCCTTCCATCGACAAGGCCGCGGCCGAAGCCGCACATGAGAGGATGCTTGATGAGAAAGGAGACATACTCGCTGACAACAAGATACGTGAAGAAGCGGAAGCCGCCATGCAGAACCCGTCCCAAGCGGAAGCCCTGCTTATGGAGCTTACGGCGATAGGGCGACAGATGAAGAAGCGTGGGCGGACCGCCCCGACCGTGAGCCGCAGGCACTTGCGGTACAAGGCACAGGTGGCTGTGGCTAAGATGAAATGGGGCGAGCTAAAGCCGGCCCGCTTCCTTAGAGCTATGCAGCGCGCCGCCAAAAAGGAAGCAAAGGCTACAAACCCGGAAGAGAAGTTTGCGGCTAAGGAGCAGGAGCTTGCCAACTACTACCTTTTTGTCGAAGCATCCAAAGCCCACCACAATGCTATCAAGTGGCGGAAGCACGTGCTTGCCGTCAAGGAGCGCGACTACAGCACACGGCAGGTTGACCCCGAATACATCAACGCCATGAAAGTGCTGTCGATGTCTTACGACCCCGACAACCGAGCATCCAAGCTGCAACGGTGGGAGCGGGGGCACAAGGTGCTGCAATTTATCAAGTCACAGTATGCCGCGGGGGTCGCGGTCAACATAAAGGACTTGAACCTTGTGGAGTTGTCGTTAGGCACCGACTTCCTGCCCAAGTTCTCCGACCTTACTATCGAGCAGTTGCGGAGCGTCTACGACCAGCTACGGCACTTGCGTTTCATCGGCGGACGGATCGGGCAGATAAATATGGCTGCCCTGAGAGAGGAAGCAACCGACCTTATCGCCCGTGCCAAGGAAACCCGCACACTCAAGGAAGACAAGGACGTGAACATATCCGGCCAAGCCCGCCAGCGTGAGACACTGCGGAACAGGTGGCAGCAAGGCATATTCGGCTATGTGAGCTTAAGCAACCTGTTGCGGAAGTACGACAGCGAGTGGGGCGACAGCCGTGGGGGTCCGTTCTACAAGACGGTTATGCTCCGGTTGCATAAAGCCGAGTCGATGAAGAACGACCTTGACGAAGAGTTTTTTACCGAGTTCAAGCAGCAGTCGGGTGGGATAGACCTGCGCCGTATCCCCGACACCAATGCTTCCATGCTGTCAGTATCCCGTGCCGATGGGTCAAGATGGAGCCTGTCCCGCCAAGCCCGGATTATGCTTGGCGTTTACTGGGGTTCCGAGACAGCCCGTGAAGCCGTCCGCAAAGGCTTTGGAGTCGAAGAAGAACAGATAGAAAAGATGCTCAGCTACCTTACTACCGATGACGTGAAAATCATCAAGGGCGTATGGGCCATGTCTGAGTATATGAAACCCAAGCTGTTTGAAGCCGCGGTCGCGCGGGACGGCGTGGCACCCCCGGAAGAAGCCTTTGCCCCGTTCGTGGTCAATGGCGAAGAGCTACGTGGCGGTCACTTTCAGCTTTACTACACAGGGGCGGACATGGACCTGGACGACAAACACCGGCTTGATAAGCAAGCTGTCGATCCGGTTAACACCTTGACCAACCGCAAGGCGGGGTCCGCCTACGCTCGGAGCGGGTCGGGCGGTCGCCCGGTGGACCTGAACCTGTCTAACGTGGCCCGGACGGTGGAAGAGAACAGCCATTTTATCGCCTACGCCAAACCCGCATCGGACCTGCAAGTCATATTTAATCAGCGCGAGTTGAAAAACACGCTGGCGGAAACCCACGGCAAGGGTGCTACTGTGGCTTTGCTTCAAAACATCCGGTCGCAGACGACCAACTACAAAGAGCCCGACAGCATTGCTTGGCTGGCCGGCATGTCACGGCGGCTACAAGTGGCCGCGTCCATGATGTACCTTGCCTATTCGGTCAAGAACATATCCGAGCAAACCGTCTCCGTTATCCCGGTAATGGGGGAGATGGGTATGTTCAACTACGTCAATATGACCAAGGAGTTTTACAGCAACTACGCTGCCAACAAGGAGTTTGTTGACCGAAGCTCGTCAATGATGAGAGGGCGGAAGCGACACCTGAATCGGGAGCTTGCCGAGCTACAGTCCCGCATCCTTAAAGGGTCGGCGGCGGAAAGTGGGTGGCAGACGTTTCAGCGCCACGGGTTTACCCCGCACGTATGGATAGACGAGAAAATATCATACCCGGCATGGATGGGGTGGTATCAGCAAGGTATGTCACGGCACGGTGACCGTGCCCGCGCCGTTGCGGACGCGGATACCAAGGTTGCGGAAACTATCGGGTCGGGGCATGACCTGTACCTGTCCAACCTTCTCAAGTCAAACGAGAATTGGATGGTCAAGCTGCTTACCCTTTTCGGGTCATGGTTCAATAGCTCCGTCTTCCAACGGGTCTACCGGGGCACGCAGGGCGGTAAGGAATGGCTGTCAAGAGAAGCCTTTAATGCTGTAACCACATCCGTCTTTGTGCCGGCGATTCTGTCCGCTTATCTAGCCCGGCAGATGCCCGGCTTTGACGAAGACGAAGATGACTACGTGACGGAGTGGTTTAAGGGCGCCGGGATCCAAACCTTCCGCTTCGGGGCCGCCACCCTGCCCATCATTAACCTGATGCTCCCCACGGCAAGCCGGGTTAACCCGTCTACACTGCTGCACCAAGCACTGAGCGGAGTGTGGAAGCACGGCACGAAGATAGTTGACCCGGACGAAGACATGTCGCCCTATGAGCGGGCCGAAGCCGGTATGCGGCTTGTTGGCAGCTTTTGGAGACTCCCCGGCTCCGGCAACGTGGTGCGGATGTTGGATTATCTAGGCAGCGCCGAGAAAGGCCAAGAAGCGGAAGTAGAGGACGCTATTGACGCCATCAGCGCCACCCACCAAGCCCTGGTCGAAGGGGCGGATAGGCAGCGTTAATCCCCACAAAAGCAGCCTAAAGTTTCAGCATCGTCTTGTGGGCCAAAATCAAACCCGCTCGTGGCGATAACTTTCAGCTTTTCATAAGACGGTTCGTTAATACGAAACCGAGATCCATCACCTTTTATCGTAACCGACTTCTCCCTATCGATCCACCAGTCAACCAAGTCCGGGCGCTCCCGTGTTATAGATGCCCGCTTTTGTATGTGCTTGAGAAAGCATAAGTCACAGTTGCCCCATGAGCTAGGTATCCGCAAGTCAAAATCATTATTGTTCCAAAAGTCATCGACATCATGTAGGGTTATACGGTCATCATATAACGGAAATACATAGCTCTGATTATCCCGCTCTTGCGCACTCATCGAAGAGTATCTTTTGGGCTCATCGTAGCGTATGCCGATACAGCTATCATTATGGACCCCACGGCCATAAGTATTCCTTCGGTAATCAAGTATGGCCTTTACCTTTAACTCCCCCGTGCAAAACCGTGCCCGTGGGTTGGGCAGCATATTCCTTTGATTCACCAGCAGTTCAAACGGCTCCCCGTCACGGGCAGCAGTCTCATACGATACTTCGCACGTTTCATACGTGTTCTTTCCGGTCTTCGGATTTTTCTTACAATACCGTTCAAGCCACACCACGGGAACGCCCCAATGCTCTTGACAGTCTCGTACAAAATCAAGGGTCTGGGGCATTTCCCGCCCGGTGTTACAAAAGATAACGGACCAGTCGTGCGGCAGTTCCCCGTCATATTTTTGCAGCAGCCGATATAGCATATACCCGCTAGATCGTCCGCCTGAGAAGCTAACGAAGGTCGGGTGGGGTTTCACATCAACCCCCGTTCCACCATATAAGTCTCCGCTTCCGCAGCCACGGCAGCATCCATAGCCTGCTCAAGCAGGTCAAGCATCGGCGTGCTGATAGCCGTGTTGTCGTCTATCGTCAACTTAAGCCGTGGCAGACTTTTATGGTGTATGGTGCCACCTTGCTCTAAACCTTCCGCCCACACACGCCCGGACGTGGAGTGCTCAGTCATATCAACCCATACCTCTCTCGCCAGTCATTTTCGTCAAACGGCAACTGCTCCGTTACCGTAACTTCCTCTTTACACCACCGGCACGTCTTCATCTTACCCAACGGGTCGCCCGTAAACGACATGAAGTGCTTGTGACACTTCGGGCACACGATAAAAAACACTCGGTATGCTCCGGCGGTCATTCTCGAATCTCCCGAATAATCCTCCCGATTTCGGCTGAAACGTTTTCCAAGCTGGCCAGCTTCTCATCAATTCCTTTGGGGTCGATTGAATCAAGCAATCTGTTTATTTCAGCGCATCCGGTTTCGATGTTGTTAACTTTTGCCTTCATGCTTTTGGTCTTTGCTTCAATGTTGCCAACCTTGGCTTCAATGTTGCCCGTTCTTGCCTTGATTCTGTCAAGTTTATGCCTTATCTCACTCATTTCAATTCTCCCGTTGCTTTCTCGATATCTTTTCGAAAATCGCTAATGGTATCGCTGAGCTTGTTAAGGTTTCCTTTCGTCTCATCGGCGTTTTTCATAAAAACCTCGTGGTATTCATCAAACGCTTTAATGGTCCGCCCAACAACCTTATCAACACATTCGTCTAGCTTCACGAAAATCCGTTGCTCACATCGCTCCATGGCCTTCTCTAAATCGGTCATCTTCCACACCTCTCCGCCAACTCTACAAGCCACTTGGCAAAGGCTGGCGGTGTCTGCTCCCTCTGCCGTGTGGTAGTCAGCCGCTTAAGCCCTCGCTTCTCAAGCTCCGGCTTGCGAAGGTTCGTGGTCACCACGTACCTAGGCTGCTCGAACCGCAAGGGTATATCCGCCGTATCGCCCGGACCTACCCCGCAGATGTACAAAAATGTTTTCTTCTCAGCCGGATGCCCAAAGTCAAACTGTCGCACCGGCAAGGTCCATCCGCCCCATTGGTCTACTCCCTTGCCCGGAGCAGGTAACTGCTTATCAAGCCACAGCCGGCTGGTCGATGGATGCTCAAGCACCCCGCCAACCCGCCGCACCGTATCGACCGAGAAGCGCGCGAAGTTACGCTCCGTCTCCTTCTCTCCCTCGGATAACTGCTTGACCGTCCAGCGCAGCACGCCCCACAGGCGGCAGGGCGGGTGCGCTACTACGGGCAAGTCGCCGGCATACTTGGTAGCGTCTCGGTCCTT